GTGTAAACATTTATACTGCCTGAGCAAGTATCTAAAGCTTGCAGACTCCAAGAACGTATTCCGTCAAGCTTGCTAGTGATTGATAATTTGAGCATGATTCTATCCTCAAAGGTTAGTTGGACTCGTCAGTATAGTATTAAACTATATACCCCACAGTGCGTAGGGTTTCGTCCTTGATTAGATATTTGCTGCAATTGAATCGATGAATGCTTCAGCGCTTGCGATTTCCTTTTGGATTTGTTCAACGTAGTATTCTGCTTCGAAATCTGTTACCCGTTGTTTTTGCACTATCTCCATGAGTTTTTCCGTGTGATAACTATTTAATGATCCGTAGGCGAACAATGCGCCAGACTTGGCGAAGCCACTATCAACCATGGCACGAACCCTGTCATCTGAAACCCTACGCTTTGCCATGATCCCGTTAGGATTGAAATAGTGGAAACGAACTTTGTCTATGTTGGACCAAGAATCAAGACACTTAGTTGCTGTGCTTGTTACTACGTTGAAATCTGCCATTTGTTTTCTCCGTGTGTTTTGTTTCGATTTGCTAATCCTACAGATTTGATTTCATGTCGTCAATCTGTTTCGACCTTGTTTTGCTTCGAATTGACGAACGGCAGACAATCCAGGATGAACGGTAGTGTTGTTTGAACACAACAGTTCAGTCTATTGTTTCACGTGAAACCAGTGCAAGCTTGCTAGGCTTTGGAGTCTGTTCAGGTATCTTTAGAGGGTGCCCCATCGATACACCTACGCAGTCAGCGCAGATCAGTGCAGTCTACTGTACAGATATACAGTAAAGCCTTAATAGTAATGCATTCTCATTAGCATTTCACATTATGAAATCTCAATTGGCTATGCTTCTTAGACGGTAATGATTCTCAATTGTACATTGCAGTGCAGCATAGGGGGAGGGGTCTGTGTTGTAGTGTAAATGTTGTGGTGCTACCTAGCCTTAAAAAAAGCTAAAATGGAAACACCAGCTTAGACACAAAAAAAAGCTAAAATGGAAGTCTCTAAAGCCTAAACAGTCTATCTAATAATATCTAATAAAATCAATAGCTTATAAATATAGCCTCTGCGGAGCCTCTGACACCATGTAAATGGAGTACCGCCATAGCCTTGTGTGATCTGTGCTGATGTCGGTACAGAACAACAATCTTGATTGAATAAGTAGAAATAACTTGACAAAACTCTAAAAATATGCTAGAATATATCCTTCTATGTAGAAACGATGAACAGACGATGTACGAACAATAAACAAAAACTTAAATTTATATACTACATACAGACTTCATACTGACTACATTGTAGAGATACATAAAATTATATACACTCTTATGTCCTGCCTTCCGGCAGAGAAACTATATAGAGGGATCTGATGTCAGAAATTAAAATTAATTCTCTTACTGAGGATTGTTCGCTACCTTCATCAGTCAGCCAGGATGTCTTGGCAGTCAATGAAGAGAAGAAAGTGCCTGCGAAAAAGAAGAGATCTAGAGGTCGTCCTAAGCAGGAAGAAGTACAAAAGTATATTAAGAGAGAGAAAAGAGGTAGACCACCAGGAGAAGCAGCAAGGATTAAAGAGTTCACTGCTTCGCTGTTGCTGACACACTCTAATGCGATTATCAGAAAGATAGTACATAAAGCATTAGATGACAATGATAAGGATCAGATTGCAGCACTTAAGATGTGTATGGATCGGATGCTTCCAGTATCTTACTTTGAGGATAAAGGAACAGCATCAGGGGCTAAAGCAATTACTATTAACATCACTGGTGTGCAAGAGTCACCAGTGGAGATGATAGAACATGAACCAGTTGATGTAGAGACTACATTGATTGATTACGAGGAAGAAGATGGATCTACAAGTTAAACTTCTTCCTTGGCAGCAAGAGGTGTTTAAAGACCCTACAAGGTTTAAGATCATCGCTGCTGGTAGACGTACAGGTAAATCAAGGTTAGCAGCTTGGACATTGAATGTAGAAGGACTACAGACTGAGAAGGGTCATGTCTGGTATGTAGCTCCTACGCAGGGACAAGCTAGAGATATTATGTGGTCTACGCTGTTAGAGCTAGGTCATTCAGTAATCAAAGGTAGTCATGTCAATAACATGCAGATTACGTTGATCAACGGTGCAATGATATCGCTAAAGGGTGCAGATAGACCAGAGACAATGCGTGGTGTTAGTTTGAAGTACTTAGTGATGGATGAGTACGCAGACATGAAGCCACAGGTGTTCGAACAAATCCTTAGACCTGCTTTAGCGGATCAGAAGGGTAGAGCAATGTTCATTGGAACACCGATGGGTAGGAATCACTTCTATGAGTTGTACAAAGTAGGTGATGCAGGTAAAGATAAAGATTACAAGGCATGGCACTTCACTAGCTTTGATAATCCGTTGTTAGATCCGTTAGAGATTGAAGCAGCTAGAGGCTCGATGTCTAGCTTTGCTTTCAGACAAGAGTTCATGGCATCGTTTGAGGCAGCACAGTCGGAGATCTTCAAAGATGAATGGATTAAGATTAATGAGGAAGAGCCTGAAGAAGGTAACTTCTTTATGGCGGTGGATCTCTGTGGTTTTAGCGATTCATCACAGACGAATCAAACGAAGAATAAGAAGTTGGATGACACAGCGATAGCTATTGTTAAAATCAATACTAAGGGCTGGTGGGTTGCTGACATACAACACGGTAGGTGGGATGTCCGAGAAACAGCAGTGAGGATTCTAAAGGCTGCAAAGGACTACAGAGTTAATGCTGTAGGGATTGAGAAAGGTGCACTGAAGAATGCAGTGATGCCTTATATGAATGATTTGATGAGAAGGTTAAACTATTATCCTCGCATCGAAGAACTTACTCACGGTAATAAGAAGAAAGCAGATAGGATTGTTTGGTCACTACAGGGTCGCTTTGAACACGGTAGGATTGTGTTAAACGAAGGGGATTGGAATAATAAGTTTGTTGATCAATTGATGCAATTCCCTGATCCTAAGACGCATGATGACTTAATTGATGCGTTGAGTTACATAGACCAGATTCAAGTAGCAGATTGGAATCAGAATCTGGATGAAGAAGACTATGAAGTCCTAGACTCTACAATAGGTTGGTGACAATGAAATTTGAATCTGAAATCACTCCACAGGATGCGTTAGTAGCGTTTGTTACTGATCGCTGTAATGATTGGAGGAACTATAGAGATGAGAACTTCCTTGAGCGTTGGGATGAATACGAACGTCTATGGCGTGGCTTATGGGCTGATGAAGATAAGACTAGAAACACTGAACGCTCTAAACTGATTTCACCAGCACTGCAACAAGCAGTGGATAACAAACAAGCTGATCTTGAAGAAGCTGTATTCGCTAAAGGTATGTTCTTTGACATCAATGATGATGTTAATGATCAAGATAAAGCAGATGTAGAGAATATGAAGTCTTTGTTAGCTGAAGACTTTAAGAAAGATAAGGTACGTAAGCAGATTGGTCAAGTAATGACCTTAGCTGAGATTTACGGTACTGGTATCGGTGAACTGATTGTAAAACAAAAGAAGAGCCTAGCACCAGCAACACAGCCTACAGCACAGCCTGGATTGGCTATGATTGGTGTAAACACTAACTATCGTGTGTCCGTAGACTTAAAACCAATTAATCCTCGTAACTTCCTTATTGATCCTAATGCAACCACCGTTGATGATGCAATGGGTTGTGCTATTGAAGAGTATGTCGGAAGACATGCAGTCATCAAAGGTATGGAAGATGGAGTATACAAGAAGGTTGATCTAGGTGATGCCTCATTAGATACAGACTTAGAACCTACTCAGGATCTGACATACTACCAACAAGATAAAGTATTACTACTTAGATACTATGGACTAGTACCTAAGAAGTTGTTAGACAACCCTGAAGATACAACCGTTGCTGATGAAGAACTATATTCAGAGATGGTTGAGGCTTTGATTGTCATTGCTAATGGTGAAGTTCTTCTAAAGAGTGAAGAAAACCCATTCATGATGCAAGACAGACCTGTTGTAGCCTACCAAGCTGATACCGTTCCTGGTCGTTTCTGGGG